TTTTGGAGAATTGTCTGTAGCTGAGTTAATTCTCTTGCCTGTACTGGACTAGCGGGTTTAAAAAGTACCCGATTAAAGTTCTTGTCTTCATTAAAGTCATCATAATACGGAGAAACATTGAGGTTAGTCTCTTGGGGCATTTTCTTAGAACTCTAATACGATTTTGATGTCTTCTTTCTGAGTGGCACTGCGTTGAATCGCTGCCCTGTTATCTATGTATAAGATCTCACCAGAATATTTTTGAACTTCTGGTAAAGCAACACCTTGAACAAAACTTTGTCCAAGTTGAACTGATGCAGATCCAACAGTCGTTGCAGTTCCAGGATTTGCGGAAGTACCAAAACTAGTTTCGATACCAAGAGCATCTCCACCCGTTTGCCCACTGACCACATATGTTCCACCAGCACCAATTTGCGAAGTGAAATCTATACTTCTAAACCCATACGCAGTTGACCCAAGGCCAACTGGTGTATACAATTTCAAAACACCAGTTGATGAATCCCAGTTAGCCACATAACCAACTGCCGTAGATCCAACACCAATCGTTTGATAAACTGGAGTATCTACGGTATATGTAGTGTTTGCAATATCACCACCAGTTAAGTTTCTCAGTTTTAATGCTGTTAAAGCACTTGCTCTTGATTGAGTGAGTAAACTACCAGCTGGAGTAAGTGGATTATTGATGACACCTACTCTTGCAAAGTCATTTCCAGTGATAAAATCTGGGTTTGAAGCGTCATTTTCATAACGGGAATAGAGAAGAACTCTAAAAGCACCCAATTCTTTGTAAATATCATATCCATGTCCACCTGGGGGAGGAGTAATAACTTCAAATTGGGCTACAGATGTTGTACCAACACCAACTGCGGAGAGACCTGCAATTGCACCACCAGTCTCAGCACCAGGAGCACCAGGATAAAATTGAATTGTTCCTCTGGTGTATCCAGTGCCACCGTTAGTAATCGCAACGTTGGACACTTTACCCTGAGAATTTACAGTAACACTAGCCTTACCACCAGTTCCATCTCCTAGAATTGGAATATTGGAGAAAGTAGTAGAGATTGGTTGATAACCTCCACCAGCATTAACAATCAATGCTGTCTCAATTTTTCCATCAACTGCATTATTTTTTACGTCGGCCGTATCTCCAGTTCCCCAATCTCCTGGGACTGGAATGAAATCAATTGAGTCAAATTTGATAATATCTGATGGATTAATCGTGTACAGATATTTCCAAACATATCCATCACCACTAGTTCCTGCCGATCTTGGTTCAAGACTAGTAAATGTTGGTTCATCAAGAGATCGAGCTCCAAGTGGATTCTCTGGAGTTTGACCGTTGTTAATACAAAGATATACTCTGTACTGACTATTCACCACATAATACTTTGCATCATAGAGGTTAGTCGATGATGTTTGAGGACTCAAATTTGTCCTGGTATAGTTGTTTTTGTACATTTCATAGACAGTTCCAGATGTCCATGTGTACTTTTTAACTAATCTCTTTACATCACTCGTAGTGAGTTTTTTGAGAGCGATCATGGTATCATAATCGTCATTATACTCTCTAAACCCATCTTTAGGAGCTGGTGTATTGGTATTCCAATCAGTAGTACCATACCCAGCACCTACGTCCTGAGAGTTTGGCAATCCAATAAAAGTGTAATAGGACTGCGAAGTGTCCGCTACACCAGCGACGAAATTCGCAGCATTTAATATTCTAAATTGATCTGAAATAATCGCGGGCATTTTATTAGACAGACTTTTTGTTTTATTTATGATGTCTGATCAAAGTCACTATAGTTTTCACTGAGTTTTTCAATTCTAACTACCACAGGAGCAGTTGTTAGTCCAGTATATCCATTTTGATTGTCAATAGTGAACGACTGTGGATTTAAGACATCTCTGGTGAAACTGTGGAATCTTCCCCAACTGTAGTTGGCGATTTTTGGAGAAATACTAGTTGTACCAAGTCCAGCCAAAGACCGAACATTGGAGTAAACCGTAACAATACCAGAATTTGAAGTTACCACTTGATCTGCACGATAAACATTGTCAATGAATGTTGTTCCAACACCAATGGCACTATTATCAACGTTAATAGACGTTAATCCATTACCAACTACAGAGTTTGTGACAACATAGTAGTAACCAGTTTGAATTCCACTCTTTGTGATACCACCAAATCCAGCTTGTTCAAGGAAAGAACTTGAATCAAGTTCAAATTGAACCATTGGACTGATAGTTCCAACTCCAGTTGCACTAGTTCCAACTCCAACGACAAGTCCATAATCACCGTCACATTCAACACTAGTAATGGTTTCAATCGTAACTGGTTCTACAGAGATTAGAACCTCTACGGACTTAGTTGAATCATACCCAAATCCTCCATCATTTACGGTGATGTTGGATATTGTTCCAGCGGCCGATACTGTTGCAGTTGCAGCTGCAGAAACAGTTTCAGGAACACTGTATGCAATATTCGATGACAAGCCAACTGTTACCAGTTTTCCACCACCAAAAGTTAATCCATTGTAATCGGTTCCAACACCAACAAACTTCTTATACCAAGTGTTTGTATCTACGGAATTAAGAACCATTCCACTCTGCCCAATTGCAACCCAAACGTTGTCATTGTAGTAGACTGAATTTAAGTTGAATGTTGACCCAGAAGAAACAACACTCCATGTCAATCCGTTGTCAGTTGATCTTACAACGGATCCAGCTGCACCAACGGCGATCCACTTATCATCTGCATAGTGAACATCATTAAGTCTTGTTGTGATTGAAGTGGTTGTTACACCAGTCCAGATTTCACCATTTGTAGATCTAAGAATGGATCCATTATCACCAACAGCAACAAATAGATCACCACGACTGTCAACTCCACGGAGATTTTGTGAAGAATACTTACTTGTAATTACAAAGGCGGTTCCAAAGCCGGAAGATCCTTGTTCTGTAAAGACGATAGTTCCAGCAGCTCCAACAGCAACACCTTTTGTAGATCCACCAGAGAAAGCGTTAAGATCTTGAGTGAGTGCAGTATCAGAATAACTGTATAAGAACCCGTTTAGAGTTCTACTGTATATCGTTGATTTATTGAAGGTAGAGAAATCAGTACTGATTGCAACCGTTCCACCGAGACCAACAGCAATAATCGTGCTTGATACTCTATCAACTCCAAAGAATGTTCCAAATCCAGTAGTTCCAGTATCATTCCAAGATACGGCATCGGAAGAGGTATTAATTCCAGATGTTGTTCCTGCAGCAACAAATACACCAGAGTAGTAAGTTACATCATTGTATTCGACATCAGTGTTTGAAGTTGATTGTGTCCAGGTCTTACCAATTTCCTTAATTTGTTGATAAGTGGTTGCGAAAGAAACTGTTGGAACAGTTTCATATCCAAGACCAGGATCTGTCACAGAAATTGAAGAGATGGTTCCACCAGCCGAAACTGTAACCGAAGCATCTGCCTGATCCACATTGTTATCTCTAATTATCTTGATACCAAGACCAGGAACTCTGTTTCTGTTTGTTCTATTATCATATGCACTAAAGATTGGGAATGCATTTTCAACAAAAAGAACATTGGAAGAAACACCAACATTTTGAATAATTCTAGTAGTTGGTTGTAGTTTTGCAATTAGAGGAGTTCTTGACTTAGGTAATTCCTGACCATCAATGATCAAATCACTGGTTTGTTTTTCCCAAGAAACCATTCTTGTGAAAGTTGGATCGGTGTTAATGCCAGCACCACCATACAAGTTGGTTTGAACCTTACTCACTCCAGTAATGTCAGTTACAGTTCTTCTTAATTGTTGTACAAAGTTTTTCTCTCTCTGAAGTTGAAGTTTGTCTCCAGTTTTAATAGTTTGAATTGGAGTACCACCATCATCCACGTCAGTGTTAGATCCTCTGAAAAATATGACTTGGAGTTTACTGTCAGCTTTTGGTGCTTCAGTAAATTCAATTTGAGTGCCACCATTGAAAATGTAATTCTCTCCAGGTCTTTGAAGAACATCATTCAAAACAACAAGCAAATTATTAGCCGGTGCAATAGAAGTATCATTTGAACCAATGTTTATGATTTCTTGCAAGAGACGGGTTCTAAGTGTGAATACTTTTCTAGACCCATTAAATTCATTGGAGAAATCATACAGTGGTAAAAGTTGACCAAAACTAAATCCAGAGAATTTGTCATTATATGTCTCATCTACAGTAAATGTAAATGCACTGAATCCTGCACCAACATTTGAATCTGTTGGAATACCGGCAACTGTAAGAACATCGCCATTGGCATATCCAATTCCACGATTAGTGATATCAAAGTCAATTACACTACCACCAGTACCAACTACAATTGTCGCTTTAAGACCGCTGCCTTGACCGCCAGTAAACGAAACATTTGAATATGCTGTTGGAATACCAACAATAATAATTGGCGGAGTTGTAGATGCATATCCAGTGCCACCACTTATAGTAGTAATTCCAGTAACAGTTCCAGCTGAACCAACGGTTGCAGAAAGAACAGCGGTGGATCCAATTCCAAGAGGATTCAAGACTTGAATACTAACAGAATCGGAAGATCTATAACCAGATCCACCACCAGTTACGGTAACAGATTCAATAGAACCAGCACCATTAATAATTGCAGTTGCTGCAGCCGCAACAAGGTTCTGATATCCAGATCCAAATCCTACAGTAACACGATTTACAATTCCGCCTCTAGGGAGACTTTCTCTATCATCTCCACTAAAGAAGATAGATGCACCAATACCAGGATCTTGTTTTTGATCCATTGTATAATCAACAATCGGTCTCTGGAAGATGTTGTTGATTAGAACAACACCATTATTAATAACTTCTCCAGATCCTCCATCACCAGATTTGGTGGTTACAATTCCTGTAACATCTTGATCATTTTGTTGTAGTGTAAACGTCTTTCCAATACCAGTAAATCCATCCGAGATATCATCAAATACGAAGTTTGTTGTTGGATCTTGTCGGTTAAAGATACGTCCAGCAAAACTGGATTGTGTAGAAATACCAGGTTGTAGAGTGTTGACACCTACAGGTCCATATGGAGGATCAATGAAGTGAATTACATCTTTAACGATGTGGAAATCACCGGCTTTCATGGTAACAGCCGCACCGACTGTGTGTGCAGCAGCTGAACTACCAAGAACACCGCGATTTACAACAAGAACATTTGTTGATCCAAATCCAACAGTAGTAATCTGCAAGATTTCACTGTCAATTTCAAGAAGATCGTTAACAGTAATAGATGTAACTCCAACAACTTTAATCGTAGTTGATCCAACACCTACGGCTTCAGTAAGAGCGACACCAACGTTCCTCTTATAAAGAGGCGACTGAATAATTCCATCAAGATCAATGATAACTCTATTATCTGGGTTAATTACATCGAATGAATGTAAAGATCCAGTTCCAACTGAACGGAATGTAAGTGGTTCGTTGTTAGTGACAGCAGTGTTTAATCCCGCCAAAGAGAAGTTATTGTTGTCAATCTTGATGACAAAGAGTTGACTTGGTAAGAAACTTGTGGAAACTCCACCGATAACTTTGTTTGTGGTTTCAATACCAACTCTATTGTTTCCATATACTTCATTACCAGGATCATATTTAATTTTCTCACCAGTTTGGAAATTATGATTATTAATTCTAATAATAGAAGATCCTACAGAAATTACAGAGGAGTCGGATCCATCAAACGCCTTGGTGAATGGAATTTCACTTCCGTTATTTGTAGTAAGTCTAAATGATGTTAGACCAACCAGTAAAGCACTTGTAGTTGTTCCAATTCCTGTGAAACTTCCAGAGATATCATCAATATTATCAACTTTGTTAGAAACAATATTGATAAATGTGGTGATCTTTTTGTTTTGGAATGTAATAAACTTAGAAAGACCGTTGGAAATTGTTTCCTCTGAGGCAATGTCAAAATCATCTCTAGTATAGAATGATTTCAAGGTATCAATGTTAATGAACAGGGAAGTATTAGCTGCACCAGCAGTAACTCTTAAGTCTCTACTTCTAGCAAAACCAGCAGTAGAATTAGAAGAAATTACAAGATCGGAGAACTTCTTATATCCTGTTGGGTGAATAATACTTTCAACGGGATCCTTCCAAGTTTTTTCCTGAACTTCACTCTTAATAGAATATGAGAAACCTTGGTAGTAATCATTATCTTCCAGTTTTTGGAAGTCATTATTTAATTTACCAGTGTCTTTTTGCCAACCCTTTGGTCTTTCGGCTTTATATCCAGTGTTGAAGAACTTCTCATATGATCTTACATCAACGACTGTTCCTTCTGCACCAGAAACAGATCCCTTGATAACATGACCATTTCCAATTTTAGAATTCGTATTTTCAATTCGTAAAGTATTTGTGATAGAACTATATCCATCATTCTCAAATACAACACCAGACCCATTTGATCCATAGGTGACGTTTTCACCACTCAAGAACTCATCAGCTTCTACCTTTACCTCAAAAGTTGGCAGATCTCTTCGTCTAATGACTCTACCAGCACTATTATTTGGATCAAAGGTTCCACCAGTTGTTCCAAGTCCAGTAATTGAATAAGTAATTTGTGCCGTGGTTGGATTTCTAGTAGCAACAGTAAAGAACACATAGTCATAATCATCAGAATTATATCCACCAGTTGTTAGAGGAGATGTTGTAACTCCAACACCTTCTACAAAGATCTTGTCCCCAACCGCAAATGGGAAGTTAGATCCATCTGCAGCCCAACCACCTGTAGGTTGAGAGATTGTTAAGAAATTAGTTGATCCATTTGAAGACGCGGTTACAATACCGATACCATTACTGTTTCTAACCGCAAATATTCTTGCAGGATTAGAAACATCATTAAATCCACGAGCACTACTAAGAATATCAACAGAATCAACCGATGTTCCTTCAAGATTTGCACGAAGTTGAATATCTGGTCTACCAACTACAACGATATCTGGGGGTGTCAGATAATTTCTTCCAGTCGTTACAACTCCAACCTCAGTAATCTTATAGTTCTTCGTTAAAGTAACAAAATCTGGAATATCAATCGTTGGTTTTACCGATTTGTCTGATGGATAATCAAAACCAATCTTTACAACTTCATCAAATCTTGATTTACCAATGTTTTCATCATAAACACGAAGAACAGCATTGAAACCTGAGGTTGTTCTTACGGTGCTGATTCCAGGAGACTTCTCATAACCAACACCAGAGAAAGTAACGTTAACTTCATTGATTGGACCAACAGCTGTTGGTGAGTTAGTTACATATTTGAAAGTAGTAATTCCAGATGATGTATATGAAGAAGATTCTGGTTTTTCCTCAACTTGATACTTGTATTGAGTACTAGAAGTTGTTGTAATTCCAAAAGTTCCAGAATATACACTATTGGCAACTACGATTTTGGAACCATTGACGACATCTTTATCAGGAACACTATCTCTCTTTGATACATCAATGGTATCAAGATTGGTTGGGATTAATCTATAGTATAGAACAGAAGGAACATTTTCGGAAAGTTTGAGATTTACTAAAGATCCGGCCGAACCAGATGTTCCACTTCTAGTTACTTCGGTACTAATACCAAAACCATCATATCTGTTGATGAAGTTTTGATCCTCAAAGAACTCAAGTCTAAGATCTGACAAACTACCATCAGAAACAGCAAATCCAATAGTTCTGCCTCTAGTGGCAGTTATCAAAGGATTAATCTTTGCAATCTTGTGAGTACCAGATCCAAAAGTTGTAATACCAATATAATTGTCGTTAAATCTTACAGCATCAGTGTAATTTGTTGACAGTCTGAATCTATTATCATCGACCTTTTTAATATAATATTCGCCTTTGTTGATAAGAGGTGATGCTGGATTTGATGAAATATAAAGTACTTTGTCACCACTCTCAAACTCATGGTTATTGATTGTAATAATAGAAGATGAAGTACCGACTCCTACAGCAGAAGTTGTAAAATACTTTGGATCTACAATTGTTCTTCTAGCAACAGTATCATATTCAATAGATTTGGATAATGTAGAACTTGGTAGAACATTTACCGTTACTTTATCATTTGTTCTCAAATTGTGGCTAGTACTAGTACCAACGGTGACATCATATCTCTTTACAGAACCAACATATTCTTTATTCTGTGTTGTAAATGAATGTTCTACGCCAGTATCATTTTGAACTGGTAAGAAGTATAGAGATGTTGAAGTTGTTCCAATTCCAGCTTGAGTTGTTGTGATACCAAGGAGATTTTGACCTTTATTAACTGCATATACAGTTTGACCATCAACAAGATCAAATGGATTTGCTAGGTTTAAAGTATTCGATACAGTTAAAGCTACTCCAACAAGTCCTCTACCATAGACCAGTTTTTCTCCAGTTCTAAAACCATGATTTGTAATCGTAATACTATTGTCCGCAGTAGAGCCAGAGGGAGGTAATTCATGATTTGCAAGGATTGTTCCATCGTTTGATTTTACCCGTATTACAGTAGTTGTTCCAACCCCAGCAACAGACTGAACAACTACTGTTGTCCCGATACCGATAGAATTTTGTGGATTAAATACAATCTTCTTATTTGGATCAATAGACAGATCGGTTTTAACGCCAACGATAAAGGTAAACTTCCGTTCATCTACCGTCAACAGTTCACCAGCCGCATGGGAAGTTACAAGTCCTGCTTGACGACGAACTCTATAGTTATTATTTCCACGATCAATAGACAGAACGCGAAGTCTTTCTGGGGTCGATCCTACGATTAATACATCGTCTACAGAAATTGCATCAGATGATCCAGAAAGTTCCAGGTTGAGGGTTGTGGTAATTCCTGTTACACCACTTGTACCAATACCAACATCAAGTCTAGCTGTTACAGAAGAAACTGCAATTGTTCGTACACCTTCAATAAAACTGAGTTCACCAGTTCCAATACCACTTACAATTACAATATCATTGTTTGACAAATTATGAGAAGTTGTTGCAATACCAGTTACAACTTGATTATTATAGTTAAATGCGATGTTAGAAACCGTAGTTTCTGCATAGGAAATTTGATTAATTCCTTTTCCAACAACCGTTTTAATTTTTGCTGAAGCGGAGTTGCCACCAGATCCTTGATTGTTAAAGACCAGTCTTTCTCCAACTTTATATCCTTCACCACCATCAATTACGGTAACTGTACTAATACCGATAGGTTTGATAGATCTTACTGAAAGTTCTGTGGATTGTAAATTGTCAGTGACAAGATAATCATATTCAGATCCTACAAATCCAAATTTATATGGATATGTATTTCTTACAAGATTACCACTATTCAAAATAGGAAGAGATTGAATAGAAGATGGTTGATCATTAAATGAATTTTTCTTAAACTTAAATCCATTTAATACATATGGGAATAGAGGTTCCCTGTTACTTACAAACGGAATTTCAGAACTATTTGATGCATTAATTGTGCAGAAATATGCATATATCCCATTGGGATATTCAGGAGTCTTACAGAATCTACCATTATATTCATCTAAGTCGCCATCAGCTGTATAATTCCAATCATCTACAAAGAATCCAAGAGGATATATTGATGTTGGTGGTCTGTTTGACTTAGTATCTAAAGTATAACTTGGGATCAATCTACGAACAGTTCCACCAGTTGCTGACGAATATCCATATGGACCATAGATGGGAGATCCATCATAAGCCCAACCAACAATAGGTGAGTGAGAAACTGTTGACTTTTCTGTAAAATTATTTTCGATATTATCACCAAGAATCAATCTCAGTTTTCTTGATAAGTATGCATGAGTATACTTACTACCATAATCTGTATTTTGGCTTGGAACAACGATGCCATCATCATTTTCATTAATAGTCTTTTTGTACTTTTGTACAAGATCGACATTCCATTCCTTGACATCAGCTCTAAATTTAGCACCACTGCCGACGGGAGTTACTGTAACAGTTGTGTCTCTTTGTAAGTAACCTACTCCCTTATCTACGATGGTTATGGATGTGATGACACCATTAGTGACAGTAGGCAGAAGTTTGGCATACTTTCCACTTCCATTGATAGTTAATGTTGGAGGAGTTACATATCCACCACCACCAGACTTAATTAGAGCTTGATTAATTTCGCCATTTAGAACTACGACATCAATCTCAGCTCCACTACCATTAGAAACGGTTACATTGGGTCTTCTATGTACGTTAAACGTATCAGTTACTCCATATCCACTTCCAACGTTTGTAATTTGAACATCACTTATCGATCCAGTACAAACAGGTTTAACTCTGGGATTTGAAATAGAAGTATTTGCAACACCAGAAACTACATCAATACTTACATTGATGTCTGGATACTTGAATGTATGTGTACCAGCTCCAACCGATCTAAGGTTAACAAAACTATTCTTGTCAAAGTTTTGAACTGTGGATGTTGTACCAATACCAGCGTCAGCAACTCTAAATCTGTTTGTATCTACTTTAAGGACATAATAATTCGTCGATGCAGAAAGACCTTCGATTACACTTCCACTTGAAGAATACTCAACAAGATCTCCAGATTTAAATCCATGGTTTCTAAAATACACATAGTCATCAGATGTGTTAATACCGCTTCTAATATCGTCAGAAATTGAAGATGGTGGATAGATTACAGAATTTACAGTTGTTTTTCTGTTTGAATATCCAGATCCAGAATTTTCAATTACAATTTTATCGATTACATTTCTTTCAGTTGTGGCTCTAAGTGTATTAGTACCAGCAGACTTACTTGTCAGGTTGATTGGATTTGATCCAGCCAAAGCATCATCATATCTGTTCATTAATTGAACAATTGTATCACTTACCTTATGAACATAATAAAGTGATCCATTAACAAGACCACCAACGGAAGCATAGTTGTCTGCCTTACTATAAACTACAGATTCACCATTAAAGAAGAGGTGATTTGATCGGAATATAATTTGATTACCAGAGGTATTAACATCAATATCTGCATTAAATGTTTTTGTGTTTCTCTGTGGTCTAAGTCTTGCAGAGGCTGTTGCACCAGAACCATTACCACCAGTAATTTTTACAGAGGGAACTCTTTTAATATCATATCCACCATAAAGCAACTCAATAGACTTGAAAGTTCCATTTTCAACAACTGCATATGCAGTTGCTCCAGAACCAACCGTATCACTAATGTGAATGTTTGGTGGATTGTTTACATCATATCCAGATCCACCATTTTCAACATCGATATTCTCCACTGATCCGTAATAGATCGAATCTCCAGATCTATTTGAAAGAATTTCAACACCATTGTTGAACATTCCAATATTTTCATTTTTAAGGGGTTTATCAAATTCTTTAAGTTCTGGTGTTACAGGGAACTCTCTTAAGAAATTTTGATATTGTAGTTTTGTATTAGAAAGTTCTAGTGGAAGGATGTAATGGGTTGTGCCAGCTGCAGTAAGACTGATAAATCTCTTGAAAGATGCATCAGAAGAACTATTCGAAAGAGAAATCGTATCTGTATCAATTCTAGTTACAACATAAGTGGTTCCTGATATCAGTCCACCAATCGCACTAGTTTCGGAAGAATACTTAATCAAATCTCCATTGTAGAATCCATGATTAACAATACCAATAGTAGTTCCACTTACATCACTTGATTGGAAGGTTTTTCTTCTATTAGTTGCATAAATTCTATACGATGGCAAAGAGCCAGAAGTTACATAGAACTTTTGTCCATCAACATGGGAGTACGTGTTTTGAACATTTGATAAAAATGCAGATACACTATTTGATGATGAATTACTAGAAGCAAAATTTAGATTTCTTCTTACACTATATGTTTTAGATGTATTAATAGAACCAGAGGTTATATTAATTTTAAATTCAAGTGAACTAATAACTTGACTTACTGTTCCCTCAACATTTGATGGAATTGCAGAACTCTCATCAATAAGAGTTACCGAATCCTCCAACTGAAGAAGGTGTGGGCTAACAGTAGTAACGTTGTTAGTTACTGTGTTAATAACCGATTTGTTAGTATCAACTCTTTTTGCAACTTTAGTTTTGGTTTTTAAGTTGTGTAACCAAGAATTCAGTCTATAGTTATTAGATGATGATACATTACCTAGTTTTTTTGGTACAATAACATCATTTGAACGCAGATAACCAACGTCGTCCAGATCAACACCAGAAACAACCGACGTTAGTCTAAAGTAGACTGGTTTTGTGGAATCACCATCTTCAAATGCATATACGGTTCTCAATCCTCTTACAAATTCCCCATCAGAGTAAGAAGATGTGATACCTGTTACACCAAAGAACTGATTTGAAGATTTACTTGTATAGGTAGCAATTCCTACCGTTTGACCAGCACCAACGTACAGTGATCCCGTGTTTCCAAAACCAAGGGTTGAATCTACGGTCACCACCGTTGCGCCAATGGCTACATTTTTCAATAAAGTAGAAGAACCAGTTACAACAAACTCACCAACTTCAGATCCCTTACTTAAACTAATGAGATAATACTCTTTATTATTTCTCTGTTGTCTCTGAATATTAAATATCGACCCAGTTACTCCTTCGTTATCAGTTTGATACAAGGTCTGTCCAATAACCTTTGTTGGATCACCACTGATGGCTTCTACAATTAAATCATCAGTTACTAGATAGTCTGCATCAGATGGTGCAATCAAATATTCAATTGGTTTAATAACTTCCGATCTCTCATTGTAGAGAACGTTGAAAAGAATTTTTACGGCTTCATCCGTTCCCTTCGAAGCGTAAAAATCTTTAGCCTGACGTAAGAAATTAGCTTTGTCTACTGCATTATCGAGGGTTCTATCCTCAAATCCAGGCAGAAACTGTTCTTTTGTCTTCTTCCAAAACTCTTGCAGAAAAAGATTGCTGAGATTTTGAACCCTAGCTGACGTAATGTGATCAGATGCGTCAGAACTTGTGAATACCAGACTTTCTGGTTGATTTGATTTATGTAAACTCTCTACACCACTAAATCCACGAACACATCCAGTAAATGAGGTCGCAGTTTTCCCTGTATATGTGATAATCTCATTACCAATTTTCAGGAGACCATATTTTTCTGGCCATCCAGTCGTAGATACTACATTAATGGTGTCGGTATAAGAACTTACCGCACTAGTACATGTAGTAAACCCGACAAGATTGTCGTTACCACTAAAAGTCTCTACTTTTTGATACTCATTTAAATTTGTAATGATATCAATTGGACCACCTTGATATTCTTGTGCAAGGTAGTATTGTTTTAAGAAATCAATGAATAGTGGACTTTCTTCTTGTACAAAAGAAGGTAATTGACTTCTAACGATCTGATTGATCTGGACTTTCTTGGAAGCGGTGTCGATCATTATTGTCTAATATATTTTCCGTTGGAGAAGCTAGAAGTGGAGATAAACCTAGTACCTGAGGTATCAGCACCTGTAGAAATTAAGTCTTCAACTGTACTAATGGTACTATTGGCAACAGAAAGTTGAACATAGAGATCTCTCAAACCGATGATATCGTTAGATTCAGGAATGGCTTGAACTTCAATCACATTGTTATCTTTAACTGTTGACAAAATCCTTATTGTATCTATAAGGATTTCACCAGTGTCATATCTAACAGTTCCAATATTGTTTCTTACAACTTCAACACCACCAGTTGAACTCATTCTGAATAGGAAGATACGACCTCTTGTCTCACTAATATATGCATCAGCAATGTACAAGGTTCCTCTAATTCCATCTACCGTAAATCCAGTAGATTTAATATTATAACCTTCTCTACGATTGTGGAACCTGTTACCATAACACAATTCATACTGAGCAAAGTTTGCAGTGTCTGCTTCAAGATTTCTACGAATGATTACTTTCGTAATATTTGATGTGATTGCAGTATCTGTATCATCAATAATTTTTTGAGCCTTACTATACTTGAACCTACCACCAAATTTGTTCAAATCTGAAGAATTTGAATAAGTGTTTAGAGAATTGGTAAGTTTTGTTTTTAAGTCAGATGTACTGGCGGTCATATTTGAATTATAATAGACCGTACTGTCAAGTTCAACAAACAAGTACTTAAGATCAATCAGTTCTGGTCTAATTCCAGCTACAGAATAACCCTTTAGTTTCTGTAAAATTTGTCTTTTATCAAAATCAGAGACAAACTGACCCATTTTGGGTTTAATAGAGACAAATACCTTACCAAACTGAGGTGGTGTTGATTCTTCACCGCCATATGCAGTTACACTTTCTGCATTTGAGTAAATTGTAGGAATAATAGCCTCATAATCATTTGCGGTAACTGCACGATACTGAGACGCATAAACTCTAGGCGCTAAATTCTTGATCGTACTAATGTTTTCAATCTCCGCGCCATTTCTTGATGGTTGATTTGTGGTGATTTCCGAAATTCCAGTAGTAATCAATGCGCCATCATTGTCAACTAACTTACCAGCAAAAGCAAAGTTAGCTACACCATTACCATTTGGACCATCACAAACAATATAAGAAGATTTAACAACATTACTGGAAGATAACTTCTTACCAATTACACCATCACCGAACAACAATTCATATTTTTCATCCTGAACTTCCTGAATCAGGAATACTTCGGATGTAGTTTTGATACCAACAATATTATCAACTTGAGAATAGACTTTTTCGGTGGAAGAAGATGCCGTGTCTTTTACCTTTACTACAAGGGTTGAAGTATCAACAAATGGGTTTGGAAGAATAAACCTTTGATTAGACTGTGAGGCGTCTACGATGAATTCTTTTGTCAGGTATGTACCCTGTTTGATATCAACAGTGAAAGATGCGATTCCATCAACAACGGGAGAAGTTACATCTTCAGAAATTGCAAAGGTATAGTTCGTATTTGCAAAGTCTCCGATGGCCACAAGACCCGCCTTGAGGGTTATACTAGACTTACTAGTGCCAGTACCCAAATTAACGAAAAAACTCACATTTGCGGTTGAAGCTCTTCTTGAAGAAGGCACATAACCAATATTTCTAGCTAATGCAGTTACATTTTCACGCAAAGTAGCGCTATCAATAAACGCTTCATTTGCAACCATATTAGCATTATAGTTCGTAATGTACGAATTATACGCTAAGGTGTCGATAAGAATAGATAAGTTTGATCCCTCAAAGTCAAAATCAGTAAAATTTGAGTTTGACCTCAAATATTCGCGCAACGACGCTTTAATTTGTTCAAAATCGAGGTTTGTATATTGGGTGAACGCCATTATTCTCTAGTTGGTTGAAGAATGAATGTGACTTCTTGTGTCGGCAATGGTAATCCAATAATATCGTAAGTGATTTCTACCGTAATTTCATTAGTATCGGGTGGATGAGAAGCCAAAACCGATCTTAAACTCACTCTTGGCTCAAAATTTTTGATAGAAGTCTCAATTTCAACCTCTAATCTTGTCAAAATATCACGATCAGCGGGTTCGAAAATACTATTTCGAACTTCGGAACCAATTAATGAGTTAAATGGTCTCTCAGTATTGATCGTTTCGACAAGATTTCGGACAGATCTCTTAATTGCATCCTCGTTGGTGATCGCAACCACATCATTAGTTACAGGATGCCTTCTAAAAGACAACGAAATGTCTTTAAATCGACGTGATGTGCGAACGACAGGCATCTAACGATACAATTTTTCTGCTATATTTATACTATTCATGCCAACGTTCAACGAAGTCATCAAAACCACCAGGGCCTCCGCATGGTCTTGACATCCTATCTTCAGGGACTCCATACTTTTTCTTTTTAGCTTTGTCTAAAAGTACATCAGAAGAAGGATGAGTGATCAATCTCATCCCACTTTTGATAAAATCTTGACCTAAGTCCACTGGATTTTGTGCCATTTTCTGTCTTTGTAAGGAAGAACAGAACTTTTTAAGGGGTTTCTATCCCTTCTTCAGGTGTTTTCCAGAAATATTCGTCCGTATCACCCAATCTACCCCATCTTACACCGTTCTCAACCTGGTAATATTTGGTAGAAACCTTGAAATCGGGGATTTTTGGTTCCTCTGGAGTGATCGAGAGGTCAAAAATACGCATCCTGTTGTTTGGATAGAGTGCAAATTGACCATTTTCAAGCTCAATACAGTTATGAGACTTGTGTTCGTCTGGAATTTCACTCACGTTACAGTTAGTTATGTCCACATCAGGATGAAAATTATCCAATGTAAACAAATATTCACCTTTCATTGATCCATAGTTGCGAGTTCTCAACTCAAAGTCCATGGATCCAATGAACTGTTTCTCAATACATCTGACACCATAGTCCATACAGTTCCAGAACTGTAGGTTAGGAAGGTCTAGATCGGGGTCAGGCGTCTCTGGACGGGACACAAATGCACTGATAGGGAGTTTATCATACATTGCTGCATATTCAGGCAAGTATGTCTCAAAATAAA